CTTCCGCGTCATGGATGTAGGCTCTAAATGGGATGGCATGGTAGGAAACCTGCGAGATCTACAGATGGACGGACATACCGAACTAAAGATACGCTATGCTAAAGAAAGACGGGTAGCAATTTTTGACATGGAGGATTTATGAAAGTAACTTGGGACCTAGACGGGCTAGACCTAGCAGTTCATGTATCTAATATACAATGGGATAATGACTCCGTTGGTGTAACAGAAGCTTGGGGGTTTAATAAAGGCCATGACTGTGAAGAATATATATCCGATTTTGACGTGGATGAGATAGAGTTTGCAAAAGATCCAGACCAGACTATCTATAATGCAGATTGCCATAATGTTGGCACGCATAACTGGCATGACGACCCTGACTTCCTAGATAAGCTAGAACATCTAGACCGGTACACTGACCATGGCTAGCAAGCGACACCCATTCAAAGGTCTTCCGTTCTTTAAAGAATATAAAATGGATAAAGAAACTTTGCGGTTACAGATTGAAAAAGAAACCGCAGAGTACCTGAAGACAAACCAAATAGTTCACTTAGCAGACTCACCGTCCGCAAAAGTACCAGAAGTCTACATAAGAGACCTCAGTGCTTACTCTGATGCGGCTGAATTTTATTACTTAGAGGAGAATTTAGATAATGATAAATAATTTAGCAAAGAATGCCGGAATACAATTGCTCAAAACTAGACGGCATCTACCTATCGCTGAGCAAGAACTGTGGCTCTTTTACTTTATGGTTAAGAATCCCAATAGAGGAGCCGCAAAACATGACGTAACTATGGATGAAATAAAAGACCTAGTTGCAGATTTTAATCTTAACCCAAGGGGAAAACATGAAACGAATAGCTAATAAAAATTGCCATCTTTACGTTGAGAATAGAAGAGAGTTTGACGGTTCTAACCTATATGCAAGAAACATAGGCAAACTATACATAGTGTATTCATACGGGACACATTATCCTATGTTCTTATTTAGAAAAGGCTGGTGGTATGAGAACAGTGATACATATTCTAAATCAACCGGCAAGCACCATTCACAAGCTAGGCCCAATTACAGTCGTAACATAAAAGCCTTAGACACTGCGGAAATGAAAAACATAATACATAGAGAGGAATATGGAAACTAAACAATATAAGCGCAAGTTTGAGTTCTGGCATAAAGACCCTCATATGACCATAAAATGTCACATCGAGGGTGAGCTAGAATGCTCAACATGCCGTAGCAATGACCTAGATGTTAGAAACTTCTATGCTACAGATGTTATGAAAGGAGGCAATATGACAGTAGTTTATGCTTGTCGTGATTGTGAGTTTACCAAATACATTGAGTATCCACTTGTAAGCAGGAAAGAAAGTCAGCAAATTGAAAGAGAATCCGATAAAATCGATAATTTATTAAAAAATAACTTGCAATTTGATAAACTATAGCGTAAGATATAACATGGAAGTTAAAATTGATCCGAAAGTTATAGAACTTCTGCAAAGTTACTTAACAGAGTTTGAAAAGACTAGAGGTTTTAAAATAAGCCCTAGCGACTTTGCTTCAACTGCAATTCGTGAAAAAATGGAGAGAAATATTAAATCTCTCAGGTCTGTCAAGTTGGCACACGAATTGCATTACTAAGAGTGCAACAAATGAGTTTACTTATGTTGGCAACTTTTGCGTGCCTTTACATAGTATTGATAAGAAAGACAAACCGATGAAAAAAGATATAGAAGCTGAAGCTGACCGTAAAAGAGAATCATACCAGAAAAGTAGAGAAGAAGCTGGTGAAGAATACGAGTCTAAAATAGATCAATCACTGAGACGTGCCGGCACTCGCACATATAGTGTTAGAGTGAAGATTGAAACCATTGTAGCAGTATATGATTGCATGGAATCTTTCGGGGGTGATACTAAAGGACGAGGCATAGGCTCTAATCTTATAAATGTACTGACCTCATGTATGGAATCCATGCAAAGAGATGGCCTACTAGTCAAGCATACAAACACCGAGATCATAGAAAGATATGAAGAGATTAGTGGCCAAAAACTAGACAAACCGTTACTGAATGTACCTGGCATAAAGCTATCTCAAGAAGTAAGTACGCATGATATATCAGCCTTAGTTTCTGAGCAGATAGAGACTAACAAAGAAGGAAAGCAGACCTTTCCTGTCAATGAAGTATTATATGATGTAGAAGACTTTTCGGTTGGAGATGTACCTGACCAAGAGCCTTTGGAAGACCGTGTCTTTCAGAGGAAAGATGATGCACTCGTTAAAGAGGCATCAATGTCTGGAGATGAGGATGCTAAAAATGCTCTTCTCAAGACATACAAAACATTACCAGAGTCTCTGTGGGGATCTACCTCAGCAAGAGCTTTGTATAATGCTAACCTAAAGACCAAGGAGTAATATGTCTACATTTACAGCTAATGCCTCAGTAGAAGGCGTAAAACAGAGTGGATCCGCTGATGTCAACATCGGTAATACACTAGAAGAAGCAATCGAGATTTACGGAGAGCCATGTGTATGGGATCTCTATAAGCGAGGCGCAACGCTAGCTGTCCAGCAGAGAATTGGTGGACACCTACGAGCTGGAACAGATCCAAAAGATGTCGGGAAAGCTATGGCAGATTTTAGACTTGACCAGCGTGCCACTCGATCTAAGAAGTCGGTCGAAGATAAGGTTACCGATCTGTTTGAAGGTTTGAGTAAAGAACAAATTGCTCAAGTCCTTTCAAACGCAGGCCTCAAGTAAGGAGACCTATGAAGCCGCTTGACAATAGCACACTTACTGCATACCGTGAGTGTCCTCGGAAAGCCTATCTTCGCTATGTCAAGCATTGGCGTCCAGCCGGAACTGAGCCGATATATTTTGCATTCGGTTCAGCCTGGCATGCCGGATTAGACGCACTCTACTCAGCTTTTTACGAAGCACGTTCCATTTCAGGACCAACAGGGTCAGAGTGGAACAGATTGCGTCAATCTAGCGAGTTTGCCAATGCTATGGCAGATACAGCTATGACAGCTTTTGGCCTCGTTTGGGTCGAAGCTGGCTGGCCTCTCGAACCTACACCCGAGGAAATGGCAACGTATAAAGGTAGAACTCCAATCAAAGCAAAGGAGATGTACTTTTATTATTACAAGGAACTCGCAGAACATATGAACCGTTGGAATTTAGTAGCAACAGAGCAACCGTTTTGTGTGCCCCTTGAACTAGAGGATGAGACGATATTCTACTCAGGTCGAATAGACAAGGTTATCGAAGATGAGACTGGTCAGCTATGGCTCGTAGAGCATAAGACTAGCACCATGTTTAGTAAGACCACCGGATTTCGGTCCGATTTTATCCAATCGTTCTCTCCTAACTCTCAAATAGAAGGGTATATGTATGCTGTGCTTTTCATGCAACACATGAATGAGCTTCCAAATGATCGTGAATTTGGTGGAGTATATGTAGATGCCTCTCTAGTACATAAAACTCAATTTCATTTCAAACGCATACCCATCTATTATAGCGATATGCTTGTAGCAGAATGGCTAGATGATGTAAGATACTGGTATAAATCATACAAAGACTCACTTGAGACAGAGGCTTTCCCAAGAAGCCCTCATTCTTGTCAGTCTAAATATGGTCAATGCAGTTTTCTTAATTTATGCCGAATGAAACCATGCATGAGTGATCTTCCCGATAGAGATGATCCCCCAGACGGTTTCGTAGTGGATGAGTGGACACCTTTTGATGAACCAATAGAGGACAATGGAAATACAAAAAGCAAAGGACTACAAGAATGATCGATTGCGTATACTTGCAATTGGTCCTGCAGGCTCCGGCAAAACTACACAGCTCAGAACATTACCAGGCAAGAAGCTACTTTTCTGCTTCGAGGATAATGCGCTGAACTCCTTACGAGGGGATGATGCAATAGACTATCAGTTGTACCTTCCTGATGTAGTAGAGATAGCCGCAAGATCGCTAAGCTCTAAGCAGAACGCAAGATCTGTTCCTGCAACGGGTGAGCAGCCAAAAGCTTTTGACAATTTCGTCAAAGACTTTAACTCTATCCTGAAAGACGAGTCAGAACTAGCTAAGTATGATGTAATAGCCATAGACTCTCTTACATCAATGTCGAAAGCTGTCATGGACGCTGTTCTATATATCAATAACCGTATGGGACAGCAACCAGCAATGGACGACTGGGCCGCGCAACTAAACACAATTGAGAATACTGTTAGGAAACTAACATCACTTCCCAAAACTGTTTATATCACTGCTCACGACACATTAATACAGGACGAGCTAACTAAGAAGATAGTTAATGAGCTTGTATTGACAGGTCAGTTGAAGACTAGAATCCCCATGTTATTTTCAGACATACTGAAGTTTCAATGTGTCGATGGGAAATATTCTATGTTGACCCAACCTGACCGATATAACATCAAAGTTAGAAGATCGTTACCTAACCTTGATGCCGTAGAAGATGTAACGATAAAAGAATTCAGTAAACCACAAGACTCCGGTCTAGGTCGGCTGATGAGACGGTAATTTTCGATGGTCGAATTTTACCAATTAATAAACCCTTAACATAGGATTTCACTATGTCAGACACTCAAGTAGATTTGAGTAGCCTCGCGCTCGACGGCATCGAGGATATACAGGAGCGTAAAGCTCTCCCCGCTGGACAATATCATGTCCGCGTAAGCTCAGCCGAAATGATGAATTCAAAAGCAGGTAATCCAATGCTTAGAATGATTTGTGAGTTTCCAGATGAACCTTCTGGCTCGGATGTGTTTCATTTCCTAATGGTTCCTACTAAAGACACACCTGATGACCAGAAGCATATGCGGTTGTTAGAGATCAAACGTACACTTTCAGCTTTTGGCTGTGAGTTCGGTCCAGAATTCTTTGCAGACCCTACACCACTTGTTGGTCAGGAATGTGAAGTATATGTCTCTGTTGAACAAGACAACCAAGGCATCGATCGTAACCGTATAAACGCCCCCAAAATAAAATAAGGGCTAATCCTCGGGACACAATGTGTATTTTGTGTCCCGAACCCCCACCACAAACAGGTCAAAATGCGTTACACTCAATATACGCATAAAGTTTCTATTCCTATGCGGAAGGAACTTTATGATTTTCTATCTTCTCTTCCCAGAGGCGCTCGTACAGATCTAGGCCGCCAGTTCTTCCTTATTGTACAAGCTATGATGCATAAAGGTTCAGAGAAGTTAACCGATGATAAAAGATATGTTTTAAACAAGCTAACGAGAGGCGATTATGTCCTTTGGCTAAAGGAGACTCATGAAACTTGAACAGCTACATATCAGCATAGCCAAGTTAAGTGAAGATGAGCTTCGAGACTTTATCCTAGAGAATCGCAAAGCACAGAAACGATACCGGGAAACGATGGCACTCTCCCGGCCCAAAAAAGTAACTATCACACCAGCTAAGTCTAAAGAAGAAGCACTTCAAGACCTCCTGAAAAGTGTAGACCCACTGGTACTTCAGCAAATCCTCAAAGACAAAGGTATAGTATGAAGAAATTATCAATAAAACAAGTCGAGCTATCTAAGATAGAAGTCGGCACTAGATTCAGGGAAGAACTAGGTGATATTGAATCTCTGGCTCAGTCTTTAGAATCTGAAGGACTTATTAACCCAATAACAATAGATAAAGACAATAATCTACTAGCTGGTGGTCGAAGACTAGCCGCGGCTACTATGCTAGAGTGGCCTAAGATTACTTGTAATGTAATGGAGATAGAGTCTGAGGGCGACCTAAGAATCATTGAGCTTATCGAGAATGTACAACGTAAAGAGCTTTCTTGGTCTGAGCAAGCTAATCTAGTTAGCCGAATCAATGATCTTATGAAAAAGCAAGACTCTGCGTGGACTCAGGGAAAAACAGCCGATTTACTCAAGATGTCAGCAGGCCATGTCTCAGATCAGATCATGATAGCTGATGTGGCAGAAAGTATACCTACCCTAACTGAAAAAGCCTCCTTTAAGGATGCGGTTAAGATATATAGAAGTCTCTGCACTTCGATAGCTGAAACTGAATTAACTGAAAGACTACTAGAACGACATGAGAAAAAGAGTCGACCAGCGCAGTCTGATGCACTCTCTGAGCGAGAT